ATTTTTCAATATTATGCAGACGCAGATTTTGTTGCTAATGGTTTAAATGTAAAAATGTTAGCTAATCATTCTGGTAGTATATACGATATAATTTATTTTATTCAAAGAACACAAAACCATAAATATCAATAAAAATGAAAAAAACAAAAAGCAAAACAAGCCCAGAGGGTGGAAGAAAAGGTTGTCTATGTGATGACGGAACCTATAAATCAGAGTGCTGTAATGGTGATCTACAAAATCAAGGTGTAGGTACATTAGTAAGTCAAGGTGTTAGTCAAGTAACTAATGCTAACCAAGCTAGAGTAATTGTAAACACTAGAGGATAATTAACAAATAAAAATTAATATAAAATGAACACATTAAAAAATGTAACTAATAAGTTATTTAAAACAGAATTAGAATCTCACAAAGTAGAATTAGCTTTAGTAGATGATTTATCAAAACTTGTTTCTTTAAATCCAAATTATGTAGATAGAGCAACAAGAATAAATGATAATGTTGAAAGTTTATTTAAAGTTCTTAATAATATTATGGATGATATTGATAATATGAAAACTCAATTAAGTAATATTGATGGAGCTAAAAATGCACTTGGAGCTAACGCACAAGATATTAATAATGTAATAAACAAAATTCAAGTACAAGCTAAAGATTTAGGTTTAGATGTTAAAACCATTAAAGGATATAATGAAGCATTAGATATTATTAAAAAAAATAATTCTTTAATGAATGATTTAGAGCAATCAAGAAAAGTTGCAAATAATGTTTTAGGACAACTAAAATAATAATACACTATTTTGGAGTTGATTACTCAGTTGAGTAAAACAAATCGAGAAACGCATAGTTTTAATATTATGCGTTTTTTTGCTTTTCTATTTCTTCTAAAACTAAACGCAAATTAGTTATTTCTTGTTTAAGATTAGATATAATATTTTCTGAAGCTTTTAATTTATTTTCTGAACTAAATTTGTAATTAGATAATGATTTATTTTCTATTTTTAAATCAACTATTTCTTCTATTAAATTTTGTATTACTTTATTCATTTTTTATATTATATATTTAATTATTATTTGTATATCTTCTAAAATTTTATAATAAATTCTGTGATCATTATATGATTTAGAATAAAATCTATCGTGTTGTTTTTTATTTGCAAATTTAGTATTTAACTCAGTAAAAGAAGATTTTGTTTTAATCTTGTATTGTTTAATTAATTTTTTACTTAATTCATTAAATAAATTTATTAATTCTTCTTGCGTTGCTTTTTTACAATATTCTTCAATTATCATATATATAAATTTTATATTAAATAAGCTTGACGATCTCACACTTAGCTTATATCCAGATACTGCAGAGAAAAGCCCTACAGCGATAAGCACTTATTTTTTACAAATATACAAACTAATTTTATACAAAAAACATTTTAACATAACATTAACATTTATAAAAATATAACAAACTATAATAACTTTTATTTTAAAATAAAGTATTTAACTAAATTAAATATAAATATGTCAAATGTAATTAATCAAATCAAAACCATTTTGGGAATGGAAGTAAAACTTGCCCAAATGAAGTTAGATAACGGAACAGTTTTAGAAGCTGAAGCTTTTGAAGCTGGTATGCCTGTTTTTATCGTTAACGAAGAAGATCGTATCGCTTTACCAGTTGGAGAGTACAAACTAGAAGATGGTATGATGCTTATCGTTGTTGAAGAAGGTATTATCGCTGAAGTTAAAGAAGCAGAAATGCCTGAAGCTGAAGTAGAGGTTGAAGAACCTGAAGTAGAAGTAGAAGTTGAACAAGAAATGTCAGAAACTGCTACTCCTAAAAAAGTTATCGAATCTACAATTAGAGAATCACACTTTTCGAAAGAAGAAGTAGACGCTTTAAAAGCAGAAATTGAAGCTTTAAAAACTGAATTAGCTTCTTTAAAAGAAGTAAAAGAAGAAGAAGGTGTAGAATTATCTGCACAACCTTTAGTACACAACCCAGAAGCAACTTCTGAGGTTAAATTAAACTTATACTCACAAAGCAGAACTAGAAATACTTTTGATACTGTATTGAGTAAAATTGCAAACATTAATAATAACTAAAATTAAACACTAAAAAAATGGCTACTACAACGTCAATTACAACTACTTATGCTGGTGAATTTGCAGGTAAATATATCTCTGCTGCATTATTATCAGCTTCTACTATCGAAAATGGTGGTATCGAAGTAAAACCAAATGTAAAATACAAAGAAGTAATTAAAAAACTTGCTACTGATGCAATCGTTAAAAACGCAACTTGTGATTTTGACGCTACTTCTACTGTAACTTTAACTGAAAGAATTTTACAACCGGAGGAATTCCAGGTAAATTTGCAACTTTGCAAGTCCGATTTTAAATCCGATTTTGAGGCGATTCAAATGGGATATTCTGCATTTGACTCTTTACCTCCAAGCTTTGCTGATTACATTTTATCTCACGTAGCTGCTAAAGTTGCTGAGAAAACAGAACAAAACATTTGGAGAGGTGTTAACGCTAACGCTGGAGAATTTGCAGGTTTTGCTACTTTGTTAGCTGCTGATGCTGCTTTACCTACTGCACAAGAAGTTGCTGGTACTACAGTTACTGCTTCAAATGTTATCACTGAATTAGGAAAAATCGTTGATGCACTTCCTGCTGCACTTTACGGAAAAGAAGATTTACATATCTATGTATCTCAAAACATTGCTAAAGCTTATGTAAGAGCATTAGGAGGATTTGGAGCTTCTGGTTTAGGTGCTAATGGTACTAACACTATGGGTACTCAATGGTGGAATAACGGATCACTTACTTTTGATGGTGTTAAAATATTTGTTTGTAATGGTATGGCTGCTAACACTGCTATTGCTGCTGAAAAATCTAACTTATATTTCGGTACAGGTTTATTAAACGACCTAAACACTGTTAAATTAATTGATATGGCTGATCTTGACGGATCTGAAAATGTAAGAGTAGTAGCTAGATTTACTGCTGGTGTACAATACGGAAACGTACAAGATATCGTAACTTACGGAATCACTAACTCTGCTAACTAATAATTAGTAAGATTAAACTTAAAAGGGTGGTGGAATAAACACCATCCTTTTTTTTTATTAATAACTTTAAAAAAACATATATATGGCTTGTGATATTTCATTAGGTAGAATTGAACCTTGTAAGGATTCAGTAGGTGGATTGAAAGCTGTTTATTTCGTAAATTATGGTGATGCTACAGGATACACTTACAATGGCACTAATACAGATGTTATTGATGATGTAGCAGGTACGCCTACAGCTTATAAATACGATTTAAAAGGTGCTTCTACATTTACACAAAATATAAATAGTTCTAGGGAAAACGGAACTACTTTCTTTGAGCAAGTATTAGCTTTAACATTTAAAAAATTATCTATTGTAGATAACAAACAACTTAAATTAATGGCTTATGGTCGTCCACAAGTTATTGTTGAAGATAACAATGGTAATTTCTTTTATGCAGGATTAAAACACGGAATGGATGTAACAGGTGGTACTATTGTAACAGGTGGTGCTATGGGAGATCTTTCTGGTTATACTTTAACTTTAACAGGTATGGAACCAGTACCAGCTAACTTTATCGGAGATACTTTAGCAGGGGCAGGGTTTACTGTTGTTGTTGGATCTTAATTAAACTAATTAAAGGGGTGTAAAAGCCCCTTTTTAAAATTTCATAAAATGAATCCAGAAGTAAAAAAAATATCTAATAAACTATTTTTAGGTAATCAAAAAATAGAATTAGAATCGCACAAAGTAGATTTAGCTTTAATTGATGATATTAATTCATCATTACAAAAAGCGTTTGATTCGACAGATGTTGATAGTATTGTTTTAAATGCAGTTTCTAAATTAGAAAAATCAATTCCATTATTAAAAGAAACAATTAAATTATCAGATGAAGCTTTACAAAAAGTAAAAGATTTAGGTATTGGTGGAGGTGCTGATAAGTTGTTTGCTAATAAAAAATCTGAAGCTGAAAGTTTATTAAAAAGAACTGAATCAAGAATAAATGGTTTAAATAATTTTAGAAAATAAACATCTTAATAACCAAGTGTAAAAAAGAAAAGAAGCCGCTCTAAACAAGCGGTTTCTGTTTTTTTATAAATTATATATTTCTCTTTTTACACTTTCCCAATAATAAATTTCTCCTGAATCTAACTTATAAAGTAAATCCATTATTTCATCAACTGCTATCAATGCACAATTTATTGCTTTTTTTTCATCTTCTATTGTTATAAGTTGAAATTTACTTCCATCATCAATAAAAATAAATCTATTTACTAATTCAATAGCTTTTTCTTTTGCTTCCATAATTTATTTTTTTACAAATATATAAACTTTTTAAATACAAAATTCAATTTAACAAAACTTTAACTTTTTAATTTTTAAATAAAAACAATGATAATACTAAAAGAACAAGTAGGAGTACAAACATTACGATTTATTGTAAATGGTACTACTGCTACTTCTATAGTTTTGATTGATGAAGAAACTGATGTAGAAACAGAAGTTAATTGCACGTTTACAGCTTCTAAATACTATATTCAAACTAGCGTAGCTTTAGATGTTTTAGAAAATAAATACTATACTATTAAAGTTAAAAATAACTCTAATGTAGTTTATACAGGTTTAGCTTTTTGCACTAACCAAACTATAGCAGATTACACTATAAATAAAGATGCTTATGTAGAGCATACTACAGATAACGAATTTATAATTTATGAATAACATACACATTTTAAATTTAAGTGCTTATACATCTCCTGTAATAGAAGAAAGCAAAAATAAAGATTTTGTACAATACGGAACTGATAACAATTACTTTCAGTATTTAATTGATAGATATCTTTATTCTAATACTAACCACGCTATTATTACTGGTGTTACCAATATGATATATGGTAAAGGTATTTCTGCAACTGATTCGAATAGAAAACCAGATCAGTATGCACAAATGATGTCTATTATAAAAGGGGATTGCTTAAAGAAAGTAGCTTTAGAAAGAAAATTACTAGGTATGGCTTCTATGCAGGTTATTTACTCAAAAGGTAAAGTAACTAGAATAGATCATTTTCCTATGAATACTTTAAGGGCTGAAAAATGTAATGATAAAGGAGAGGTTGAAGCTTGGTACTATCACCACGATTGGACTAAATACAGAAATGGAGATGTTTTAAAACGTATTCCTGCTTTTGGTTTTGGTAATGGTAATGAAGTAGAAATTTATGTTATTAAACCTTATGTATCAGGGTATCATTATTACACTCCGATAGATTATTCTGGTGCTTTACCTTATGCTAAATTAGAAGAAGAAATTGCAGATTATTTGATTAATGATGTAATGAATGGCTTTAGTGGTACTAAAGTAATTAACTTTAATAACAATATACCACCAGAAGAAAAAAGACAAGAAATTGCAAATGATGTTAAGCGTAAATTAACAGGTGCTAAAGGTGATAAAGTAATTGTATCTTTTAATGCTTCACAAGAAAATAAAACTACTGTAGATGATATTCCTTTAAACGATGCACCTGCACACTACGAGTATCTTTCTACTGAATGTTTTGAAAAGTTAATTGTAGGGCATAGAGTAACAAGTCCTATGTTATTAGGAATTAGAGATACAGGTGGTGGTTTAAGCAATAATGCTGATGAAATTGAAACTGCAACTAGATTATTTGATAATATTGTTATCAGACCATACCAAATAGAAATAATAGATGCCTTAGATGTTATTTTAGCAGTTAATGGTATATCATTAAACTTATATTTTAAAACAATACAACCTTTAGATTTTATCGATGTTAATACTGCTAATGCTACAACTAACGAGGAAGAAACTGGTATCAAAATGTCTAAATTATGCTGTGCAAGTGATAAGGATACTTCTGTGGATATAGCAGATAGTTTAATTAGCAAAGGTGAAACTTTAGGTGCAGAATGGGTATTAATTGACGAAAGCGAAGTAGACCAAGATTTAGAAGATGAATTAGATGCTGAAATAGATTTTTTAAATCAAAAAAGTAAAAAAGATAAAAATTTACTTTCTAAAATGTTAGATTTAGCTTCTACTATTATTGCAAGACCTAACTCAAAATCTTCACAAGATAAAAATATTGATGGAATTAAATTCATTACACGCTACAAATATAGTGGTGATTTAGTAGGGGAAAGAGAATTTTGCAATAGAATGTTAAAAGCTGATAAACTTTATAGAAAAGAAGATATTAAACAAACTTCTTCTAATGAAGTGAATCCAGGTCAAGGACACAATGGTAATAATTACGATTTATTCCTTTACAAAGGTGGAGTTAATTGTAAGCACAAATGGTTAAGACAAACTTATGTTTCTTTTGAGAATGTAAATATAGATGTAACTAACCCTAATGCTACAACTATTTCTACTAATAAAGCTGAAAAATATGGATATAGAGTAAGAAACCCAAAAGAAGTATCTATGAAACCTTACGATATGCCAAATAACGGACACCACCCAAATTATAATAAATAGATATGGCTTACGCACTATTAATAAGTACAGAGGATGTAAAAAAGTTTACTATACTAAATGGAAATTTAGATGTAGATGATTTTATTCAATATATAAAGATAGCACAGGATATTACTATTCAAAATTATTTAGGAACTGATTTATACAATAAGTTTCAAACTTTAATTATTGATGGTGATATTAACGATGCAGAGTTTTTAAAGTATAAAACGCTTTTAACTACATATATTAAACCAATGTTAATTCATTGGAGTATGGTTCACTATTTGCCTTTTGCAGCTTATACAATAGCTAATAAAGGTGTTTACAAACATAACTCGGAAAACTCTACTAATGTAGAAAAAAACGAAATAGATTATTTAGTAGAAAAAGAGAGAGATATAGCAGAACACTATACACAACGCTTTATTGATTATATGTGTTTTCAACAATCAGAGTTCCCAGAATATAATTCTAATTCAAATGATGATATGAACCCTGATACTAATAATTTTTATGGATCTTGGGTTTTGTAAATGGAGAAAAAAAGAAAAAAAGTAGGTAACTATAAACCTAAAGAAGAAAATAAACAAAAGCTAGAATTGTTTTTAAAAAAAATAGAAAATGGCAAATAATATAGATTGGGGTCAAGGTGTAAACAACAACGATATAGGTTGGGGTCAAGGTGCTATAAATAATAATATCGGTTGGGGTAGTGTTTACTCAGTTAGTTGGAGTGGAGAAACTGAATTACTAGGTAATGAATACGAATCAGTAATTGACTTTATGGCTAGAGTAGATACTGATAGCGGTACATTTGAAGCAAAACAATGTTTAATTAATACAATAGAAAATATATGAGTTTATTTGATAGTGCTTCTTTGGTAGTTACACCAAACGGAACGAAAGCATCAAAATTATATAGCATAATTCCTACTGATGGAAGTGGTGATTTAACTGTTACTAGAGCAACAACAGCAACGAGAGTAAATAGTGCAGGTTTAATTGAAAGCGTAGCTAATAATGTACCAAGATTAGATTATTTAAATTCAACTTGTCCGAGTATTTTAGTTGAGCCACAAAGGACTAATTTATTAACTTATAGCGAAGGTAATTTATCTACTTATGATATTAGTGCTAATTGTACAAATGCATCACCTTCTATAAATGGATTTTCTAATTCTATACAAGTACCTTCAACAGGAACAACTTATTTTTATAAAACTGCAACTACAACTTTATCACAAGTTTATACATTATCTTGCTTTATTAAAATGGATGATAATTCAGCACCTGTTTTAGGAGTTAATAGTTCTTTAGGTAATTTAAGTTTTGTAGCTAAAGGAAATATTGCACCTGATAATTTAAAAGTTACTTTAATTGGAAATAATATTTATAGAATAAGTGCAACTACTGTAGGTAATGGTACTCCGGGATATTTTGGAATTGTTAGATACTCAAGTCAAACGCTTAAAACTTTTAAAATATCAGGTATACAATTAGAATTAGGTTCTTACGCTACTTCTTATATACCTACAACTACAGCTGCAGTAACTCGTAATGCTGATGTTATTTCTAAAAGTGCAATAACTTCTTTAATAGGGCAAACAGAGGGTACGATGTTTATTGATACTAATATTGATAATATATCTGCTCAAATAAATGAACCTGTTTTATTATATGCTAAAGGAACTTCTTCTGCGTTTATAGAAATAACGCCTGCAGGACTTATTGGAGCTTATAATAATGGTTCTACTTTTACAGGTTTAGTTGTTTGGACAACAAGTTTACAAAATGGTAGGCACAAATTTGCTTTTGCTTATAAAAATAATGATTTTGTTTTATATTCTGATGGTGTTCAAGTAGGAACAGACACAAGTGGTTCGGTATCAGGAACTTTAACAAGTTTCGGTTTTCAATATGATGTAAGCCAATATATAGGAAGACAAAATATAAATGCTTCTGCACTTTGGAAAACTCGTTTAACTAATGCTGAATTAGCACAATTAACAACTATTTAAAATGTATATATATAAATTAAAATATTCGGATAAAGAAACTGCTTTAAAAGATTTATTAAAAAAAGGAGTTTATATTGAAAGCACAAGCTTTGATAAAGAATTAGTTTTATCTTTTGGAAATGGAATTCAGGCAGTAGTTGAATTAGGTTTAATTGTTTTAGTTAATGGAACTGTAGATAATGATTTAAATCAAGTAACTGCGCCTATTTACGCAGATGGTTATCACTTTGATATTATGAGTGAAAACAAAATAGATTTTGGTAAAAACGAAATAACAGTTAATAATCCAAAACATTATTTTGCAGGATACGAACCTAAAGTAGAAACAGATTTAAATACTTTAGAAAATGAAATCATATCTTAGTTATTTTCTTACTGGTTTAGTTTTATTTTTTGCACCTATTCAGGGCTTACTTATTGCTGTGGCATTTGGGATAATGTTAGATACATTTACTGGTATCTTTAAGAGTATAAAGTTAAACGGGTTGCAGTCTATCAGAAGCCGTAAACTTTCTAATGTTATCTCTAAAATGCTATTATACCAAGTATCTATTATTAGTTTATATACTATTGATAAGTACCTTTTAAATGAATTAGTAAACTTACACTTTAGTACTCAATTTTTATTTACAAAGTTAATAGCTATTATTTTAGTGTTTATTGAATTAGTTTCAATTAAAGAAAATATAGAAGAAGCTTTAAATATAGATATTTGGAAGTTACTTAAAAACCTTATTAGAAGAGCTAAAGAAGTAAAAACCGATATAGATAGTTTAAAATGATAATTACTAAAAACTTAACATTACAGGAATTAATAGATTCTAATACTGCAAAAGCTAAAGGAATTGATAATAGCCCTACTAATGAGCATTTAAGAAATTTAATTGAAATAGCTAATAATATATTTCAACCCTTAAGAGATGGTATTGGTAAGCCAATTAAAATATCAAGTGGTTATAGAAGTGAAAAGTTAAATAAAGCTGTAGGTGGATCTAAAACATCACAGCACAATAAAGGTCAAGCTTTAGATTTAGTTGCTACTACAGGTTTTACTAATAAAGATATATTTGATTATATTAAAAAGCATTTAGAGTTTGATCAAATGATATGGGAGTTTGGTACAGATAATAATCCTGACTGGGTACACGTTTCTTATAATAAAGGTAAAAATAGAAAACAAGTACTTAAAGCAATAAAAAAAGATGGTAAAACTTTATATATTAATTATTAGTTTATTTTTATTTAGTTGTGGTAGCAGAAAAGCTATTGTAAATAAAGCAGAAGTTAAACAAGAAACTTCAAAAGAAACTACTACTACTTTAACTGATAGTAGTAATGTTACTATTAAATACGATATAACTACAGATTTACTTACTGTATTTGCTAAAGATACTTTAAAACCATTTACTTATAATGGTAATACCTATTTTAATGCTGTTTTAAGACACGAAAAGAAAAAAGATAACACTTTATATACTAAACAAAATAATGTTAAATATAAGCAAGTAATTAAGTATATAACTAAAACTGTTACTGTAACTAAAACTAAAGAAGTAATTAAAAAAGAAAGTTACTTTAAATACATTATATTTTTACTATTATTAGTAGCTGTTTACTTAGCTAATAAATACAAAAAATACTTTATTTAACAAATTGTTAATAACATCATTTTTTTAAATTCATTTTTTCTCTATAAATTTGTGCTATAATTTTAACACAAAGAAATATAATGAAATTAGAATATATAGTTAATTGTAAATACTATGGTGTTTCTAAAGTATATAATAAAGTTTTCTATTCAGATAAAGAATATTTTAACTTTAAGGAATGGATAACACATAAGAAAGGATATACTAATGTTAAGTTTCTTAAAAAAGTAGTTGAAGATAGATCTGTATCTCCACTACAAATTAAACTACAAAGAAAAAATACAAAAGATAAATTAAAACAATACTTACTACATAATAAAAAAGAAGTATTATTTTTTAAGTTTATATATTGTTTAATACATAATGAAGAAATAGTTTATGTAGGTAAAACAATTAATATACAGAATAGAATATTAGAACATAAAAAAGATAGTACTAAGGTTTTTGATAGTTTTTCTGTAATATCTCAATTACCAAATGAAATACCAGATAACGAATTACTTGCTTTAGAAGAAAAGTACATTAAGTTATTAAAACCTAAATATAACATTATACATAATAAAGTATAAACAAATTTGCTTACATTTGTACTATGAAAGCTAAACGATCTACACTAGTAAAAAACCTGGATACTATATTTTCTCAGTATATTAGATTGCGTTATGCTAAAAATGAAATAGCAGAATGTTATACTTGTGGTAAAAAAGATAATTACAAAAAATTACAAGCTGGTCACTTTGCATCTAGAAGGCACTACTCAACTAGATGGAACGAATATAATGTACAAGTACAATGTTATAGCTGTAATATAGGTATGCAAGGGCTTCAGTTTGAGTTTGGCAAAAGATTAAATAATCAGTATGGTAATAACTTTGCAGAAGATCTATTAATAGAATCTAAAAAAGCTGTTAAATTTACAGACTTAGATTTAAAAGATATGATAGAACAATATAAAGACAAATTAAAAGAATTTTCTTAGTTTTCATAGTAATTTTTGTTTGAAATTGGGTAGCGTAACAGCTGCCCTTTTTTTTGCTATATGTTAAAATTTTGTTAAAATATTAATACTTAGTGTTGTATTAAAAAAATACTTGTATATT